ACATGACGCGCGAGGAACTGGAGCGTGAGATTCTGGCGATCTTCGATAATGCGAGGGTTGTGAATGGTGAGGCGGTTGAGGTATGAGTGCGGCGATCAAGCTCAAAGACAGCCAGATTCGGGACTTGCTGCGCAAATACCGAATCGCAAAGTTGCGTGAGCAGCGAAGGAAGGCTTGGACTTACTTTCCAGAGACCGGCCCTTTGCGGCGCGAGCTTTACAAGAAACACATGGAGTTCTTCGAGGCTGGCGCTACCTATCGTGAGCGCTGCTTCATGGCCGCAAACAGGGTCGGCAAGACTGAATCGGCCGGCGGCTACGAGACCATGCTGCATCTGACGGGGCTTTACGACGACATCGCGCCATGGTGGCCTGGTAGGAAGTTCGTCGAGCCGGTGCGCTGGTGGGCGGCCGGTAAGCTCAATGAGACGACGCGCGACATTGTGCAGGCCAAGCTGTTCGGCGAGATCGCATACAGCAACGGACGCAAAACTGTGACCGGCACTGGATTGATTCCAGGCGACCTGATCGGCGACTTAACCTGGAAGCAGGGCGTGTCCAACCTGATCGATACCGCGAAGATTCGGCATGTTACCGGCGGATGGTCGCTGCTTGGCCTCAAGAGCTACCAGCAAGGGCGTGGTGCATTCGAGGGCACGGAGCAACATGGTATCTGGCTCGATGAGGAACCGCCAATCGATGTTTACGGTGAGTGCTTGATCCGCACAGCGACGACCAATGGCATGGTTTTGATGACCTTTACGCCTCTTGAGGGCATGACGGCAACGGTAATGCAGTTCCTGCCGGATGAGGTTATGCGCGCGCTGTCGGTGGAGGTTAACTGATGCCCGCCGTCTCCACAACCAAGTACCTCGTCATGGCTGGCTGGGACGATGTGGCCCATCTGGACGAGAAAACCAAGCGCGAGCTGCTCGAAGCGACGCCTGCACACTTGCGCATGGCGCGCTCGAAGGGTATCCCGATCCCTGGTTCGGGCCTGATCTTCCCCGTCGATGAGAGCACGATCCGGGTCGATCCCTTCCAGATTCCGGCGCATTGGCCGCGTCTTGTTGGGTGGGATTTTGGCTGGGATCACCCGTCGGCTGGTGCTTGGACTGCTTGGGATAGGGATACCGACACGATTTACCTTTACGACGGCTACCGCGCGAGCGAGCAGACGGTCGGGCAGAATGCTGACGCCATCAAGAGCAAGGGCGCGTGGATTCCTGTGGCGTGGCCGCATGACGGCCTACAGCACGACAAAGGGTCTGGCATCCAACTGGCGAAGCAGTACCGAGATAAGGGCTGTAAGTTTCTCCACCATTGGGCGCAGCACGTCGAGGAGGGGATTGATCACGAGACCATCGCTGCCAAGACGAGCGTGGAAGCTGGACTGTCTGACATGCTGACCCGGATGAAGGAAGGGCGGTTCAAGGTATTCAGCACCGTGTCAGAGTTTTTCGAGGAGATGCGCCTCTACCATCGCAAGGACGGCAAGATTGTGAAGGTGCGCGACGACATGATCAGCGCTTGCGTGCACCCAGAAACTCGCGTCATCACTCGTACCGGGGCTACGCGCATAGCGGAGCTGGTCGGCACATCCGGAGAGGTGCTGAGTGCGGGCGGAGAGTGGGCGCAATACCACTCCTGCCGAAAGACAAGAATTGACGCCGCCTTGGTGCGCGTCACATTCGATGATGGTTACGAACTGCTTTGCACCCCAGATCATAAGCTACTCTCTGCCTCTGGTGAATGGGTGCAGGCGGTTGATGCTACTGGTTTATTGTGTCATAATGCCATATCGCATAGCGGAAACGGACAATGGACGAAATCACCTATAACGGGAAGCGTTTCACGCGCTTCGGGAACTACTTCCGTAGCTCACGAAAATTCCTGCATCGTGCAATTTGGGAGGATGCTAACGGCCCAATTCCAAAGGGCTATCACATCCACCATAAAGACCATGATCGGGGCAACAACGCACTTGAGAACCTTGAGATTGTGCATGGAGCGGAGCACCTATCTAGGCATCACAAGGGGCATGGGCGCCGCCCGGACGCAGCTCTCGTCGCTCTCGTTGAATGGCGCAAGACTGATGCTGGTAAAACATTCCATCATGAGATGGGGAAGAGGAACGAACACTTCCTCCGACAGAAGAAGGAATTCATTTGCGAATGCTGCGGTAGTAAATTCACAACAGAACCACATGGCAGAAACCGGTTCTGCTCAAACGCATGCCGAGCCAAGCAACGGCGTCGCGATGGCGCCGACAGAGTGTCGGCCACTTGCCAGGTTTGCGGAACCCAGTATCTCACCAGCAGGTTCAAGCCAAGCCAAACATGCTCATGCAGCTGCGGTCGCAAGCTCTGGATTGCCACTCCCGCCGGCAAAGAGCATATCGCGCGTCTTGCAAGTGCGAGCCGACGGCCGAAGTGATGTGTATTGCATGGAGGTTCCGCGCTATCACGCTTTAGCCGTGGAAAATGGCGTGGTGGTGCATAACTGTCGCTACGGCATCATGTCGCGGCGCTGGGCCATCGTTGAACCTAACGACGAGGCAGAGGCACCCAGTCCAGCGCGCAACTGGCGAGTTTGATTTGTAATTTGTCAACCATTAACCGGCAAGCCTTTCTATTTAGTCTGAGGCGTTTCCGGTAGATAACGCGATGGCTTGGATCGAAAGTAGCACTCATGAGAGAACTCGTGAGTGCACTTCATGGCCAGCGCTTCTGAGCTGGATGAAAACAAGACGGCCGCTGTGGCGGATCGCCACGGGGAGCCATTGTCACGTCAGGAACTTGCCGGGTTCCTGGACGAGATGCGCGACCAGCCGAACTGGCGTCGCGAGGCCAACAAAGCCTGTGATTATTACGACGGAAACCAGCTAGACGCCAAGACACTCGCCGATATGGCCGAGTTGGGCATGGCGCCGATCATTGAGAACTTGATCGGGCCAACCATCGACGCGGTGCTTGGCTTGGAAGTTAAAACGCGCTTGGATTGGCAGGTCAAGGCCGCCAAAGATAAGCGTGACAAGGAAGTGGCCGAGGCGATGAATGTTCGCCTCAGTGAGGCCGAGCGTGAATCCAAAGCCGATCGCGCTAATTCCGAAGCCTACGCCAGCCAGATTAAGGCCGGGATAGGCTGGGTTGAGGTCTCCCGCGAGATCGACCCATTCAAATACCCCTACCGCTGTACTGCTATCCACCGGAATGAAATGTGGTGGGACTGGCGCGCGAAAGAACCCGACTTGTCGGATGCGCGCTACATCGTCCGCCGCCGTAGGCATGAAGCCGAGGTTTTGGCCTTGGGCTTTCCTGAGCACGCCGAACTCATCAAGTATGCCGCTGCCGATTGGCTGGACTTCGATCCGGTACTGATGGGCGACGAGGTAACCGGCTTGGCCATGTCGCAGGAAGAGGAGCGAGGATGGGGAATTCATGACTCCGACTGGCGAGATTCGGTACATCGCCGGGTGATGGTCTATGAGGTCTGGTATCGCCGTTGGGTGCGTGCCAAGGTGCTCAAAGTGGCTGGCGGTGGCGCCATGGAGTACGACCCGGACAACAAGCGCCACAACGCTGCGGTAGCGGCCGGTGTTGCAACTCTCGAAGATGCGATCTTTTCAAAGATTCGCGTGGCTTGGTTCATGGGCCCACACAAGCTCTTGGACATGCCAAGCCCGTACAGCCATGGGCGCTACCCATACGTTCCTTTCTTCGGCAAACGCGAGGATTTAACTGGCGTGCCTTATGGCTTGATCCGTCCGCAGATTCCGATGCAAGACGAGGTCAACGCCCGCAACTCCAAGATGGTGTGGCTGCTCTCGGCCAAGCGCGTGACCGCTACCAAAGGCATGGTCAAGGACAAGAACCGGGCGCGCAGCGAGGTTGCACGACCGGATGCGTGGATCGAACTGGAAGCGGATGCGCCGCCTGGCGGCGTGTTCAGGGTCGAATCTGACTTCGCCCTCAACGCCCAGCAGTATCAAGCGCTGATCGATAAGCGCGAATCCATCAAGAACGTCGGCGGCATCTACAACGCCATGATGGGCCAAGACGGTAAATCCACGTCCGGCATCGCCATCAACTCACTGGTCGAGCAGAGCAATCAGACGCTCGCTGACATCAACGATAACGCCCGCTTCTCGCGTTCGCAGGTGGGCGATCTACTGCTATCGCTGGTGATCGAGGACATGGGCGACAGCGAGCAAGAGGTGGTGGTTGATGGTGGCGGACTCAAGGCCGCCAAGACCATCCTTCTCAATGGCCGCACCACGGCTGAAAACGGTATGGAGTTCCGCACCAACAATGTACAGATGGCCAAGCTCAAGGTGGTGCTGGCCGATACACCAAGTACGCCGAGCTATCGTGCACAGCGCGCCATGCGTCGCGTGGAGTTGGTTAAGTCTCTTCCGCCACAAGCGCAATTGCTGTTGCTCGATTTCGTCATTGCAGGCGAGGACGATCCGGACAGCGAGGCAATGATCGAGCGGTTGCGCACGTCGCTCAACTTGCCGACACCCGGCGATGAGCAAGACCCCAACGGCATGCCGCAAACCCCACAGCAATTGCAGCAGGTTATCGGCGAAGCCGTGCAGCAGGCGCTCCAGCAGGCTGGTGTCGAGTTCAGGGATCGTGAGCTATCCATAAAAGAGCGTGACGCTGAGACGCGGCGAATTGCCGTTGATCAGGACGGCGAACACAAAGTGCTCGACCTGGCGATGCGCAACGCAGGCGGCAATCAATTGCCAGCGGGAGCCATGCCATGACCAGCCAAACGAGTTTCAAAACGCAGCCCAGCGATACGGGCAATCCCCACCAACGCGGCGCAAGCCGCAATCCACAACCTCCTACCGCTTCCCGGCGACAAGGGAGCCGCGCGCGCATGCGTTCGGCACGGAGAACTGAGCAATGAGCGGAACCAAAGACCTGGCCTATTACAACGCCAACCC